AATGAGTAGGCATCAATAGAAGATGCGTTGCCAGCAGATGGTGCAGTTCCACCAGAATACTTTGGTGTTACTGAAGTTCCATCAATAGTAAATGCTGTTTGATAATAAGCAGTAGAACCATTAGTTACTAAAAATGCAATAGTAATAGCATCGCCAGTAGCAAGGATAGAATTAAGAGTAGTACTTGAAGTGCCACGAACATTAAGTGTCCAGTTACCAGAGGCATTAGTTGTGTAGTAAAGCACACCCTGTGTTGATGCATCAAAGTTAATTGTTCCAGTTGCTGCTGTAGCAGATACTGTTGTGCGTTCCTCTGGGCTAATAACTACTGGTGTAGTTAATGTAGGCGCAGATGATGCAGCCTTAGCATCAATCTGTGTTTGCACGGCAGAGGTAACTCCATCTAAGTATCCAAGTTCTGTGGATGATACAGAGGTTAATGCAGTACCAGCATTTGCTAGGTCTCTTGCTTTACTCATTAGTTATCCTCCAATGAAGTTTCAGAAACTAAATTAAGTTCTGTTCCACAGTTATAGCAGTTAGAAAAATATTGTGGTTCTTCTGCTTTGCGTTGCTCCGTATAATCATTGCCACAGGATGGGCAATCGTATAAATATCTGATTGTCATATTATTCTCCTATGAATTAGTAATAAATAAGGATGCAGCCAGCACCACCATTGCCACCAGTTGCACCAGCACCGCCACCGCCTCCGCCTGAACCGCCTACACCGCCAATGCTAGAACCGCCAGAGTTACCAGCCGATACTGCACCAGCACCTCCACCACCTACAGCAGTACCACCGCTGCCCGCTCTCGCACCACCTGAACCACCCATACCTGAACCACCAGCACCAGCCTGAACTGAAGCCTGTGAACCAGAACCTCCGCCACCTCCAGCATAAGCCCCATTACCACCATTACCAGCCGTGCCACCTGTGCTAGGAGTTCCACCACCGCCACCGCCTGATAATCCTGTTCCACCAGCGTAGTTTGTTGGTCCTCCAGCACCTGCTCCACCTGAGTTTCCAACATTCGCAGTAGTTGCTGCACCACCTGGTGTTCCTAAATATCCTGTTGAACCTGCTTCGGAAGTTGAATTTCCTCCACCTCCAGCACCGCCTAAAAATGCTTGGTCAGTAGCAGTAGATGTTGTGTATTTTCCACCACCTCCACCACCTGCAACTAATCCGCCAAATGAACTTAAGCCACCAGCGGCTCCTTGTCCACCACTACCTGAGCCACCTGCGCCAATTACGCAAGGAGTTGATGTGGTAACTCTAGCCCAACCAATGGCAACGCCACCAGCACCACCGCCACCGCCTGCTGAACCACCGCCTGAATAAGAACCAGAGCCACCCCCGCCTATAACTACTGCGTAAACCCAGTTAATTCCAGCAGGAATTGTTACTGTTGTGCCTGATGTAATAGTTTGACGAAGACTCATTTTTGTTTGGTCAAAACCCGTTGTTGCAGGAAATACTGAAACACCCATTACGCTATCTCCACTCCGCTAATATGAAAGTTTACAGTAGTCGCTGATGCGCCACCTTGAATAGTTTGAGTTGCATTAATAACTTGCTTTAAATCAATAACAGAAATGCTATCTGCAGCAACTGAAACTGCATCAGCCAATTTAACTCCATTAAGAGATAAATCAAAGGTTGCTGCACTTGTTGCTGTATTAGTTACTACAATATTAGTTACCACTGTGGTTGTAGCAGATGGAACTGTATACAATGTAGTTGTTAATGTTGTTGTTGCCGCTCCTCGAAAAAGCGCCTTACTTGTTGTAGCCATTAGTTACTACCTTTCTTAGTATGCATCCATTATATTCATAATGGTGTTATCGTTTTCTGTTGCTGCTGTCGCATAGGCTGACAGGTCTACCTGCGCCCACTCAAGTCCAGTAGAGGTTGATGTATTTACTTTTAAGTAATATCCATTGGTTCCTAGTGCTAACTTACCTGCAGTATCTGCAGAAGTTGCAACTAAAATATCGCCTTTAGCGTCAAATAATGTAGGAGATAAAACATTAGCAACTTCAAATGGAGTGAAAGTAATAATCTCAAGAATATCTCCAGCAGTTAAAGCAGCAAGAGAAGCAATACTGGTTCCATTAGTTGCTACATAATCTGTTGAACGAGCCAACAAAACACCATTTAGATATACTTGTTCTTTACCAACAATATATGAAAGTGTTAAGCCATTATCATCTGGACCTGACTCAGATGTTTCTCCACCTGATGCTGTGTAGCGATAGCGGTAGATATCTGCGGTTGATGAGATTGAACCCCAAGCAGAACCAGTCCAAGCAAACATAGCATTAGATACTGAGTTCCAGTAAATAGCACCAGTAATAAGTGCATTGCCATCATTATCTACAGATGGAGCAGATGACTTAGCACCTAAATATCTATCATCAAAAGAATCATATGAGGCAGCAGCAGCAACAGCAGCGGCTTCTGCAGCAGCAGTTGAGCCAGCAACTGAATCTACGTATGCCTTTGTAGCAGCGTGTAAATTAGATGACGGTGCGCCAGACAAAGTAAGAGCGCCAGTCATGGTGCTTCCTGACTTAAGCACGAATGAATCGTAAACAGTTCCGCCCGCTTGGATTGCTGTTGCAATTTCTCCAAGAGTATCAAGTGTAGACGGTGCCGAGTTAACAAGGTCTGCAACTTTTGTATCTACGTATAATTTGGTTGCAGCATCTGCATTATCAGTTGGTGTAGCAAGAGATGTTACTTTTTGGCTATTAACAGATACTGAGTTAGTAGGAGCAGCCATTTGGTCTAAGCGAGATGTGCGTACCTGTGTATCAAAGTCTGAAATAGTAGATGCAGCCTGTGTGCCAGTGTGGTTAGCACGAGCATATGGGTCAGATACCAACTTGGCTGCAGTAATTGTTCCGTCAGCAATATCTGTGGCTACGATAGTTCCATCAACCAAGTCAGCAGATGTAATAGTTCCACCAAGGTTTAACTTAGTCTTAGCAATAGCAGCACCTGATGCAATGTCATCATTAACAATTGTGCCATCTAGAATTTTGGCAGATGTAACTGCTCCGTCTGCTAAATCACCAGCCACAATAGTGCCATCGGCAATCTTAGCCGAAGTAATTGCACTGTCCGCAATATCTGCAGTTGCAATAGTTCCGTCAAGAATTTTTGCTGATGTAATTGCGCCATCGGCAATGTCTCCTGCAACAATTGTTCCGTCTGCAATTTTTGCACTTGTAATAGCAGAGTCTGCAATATCTCCAGTAGCAATTGTTCCATCTGCAATCTTCGCAGATGTAATAGCACTATCGGCAATTTTTGCCGTTGTTACGTTACCATCGGTAATTTTTGCAGTAGTAACAGCATTAGATGCAAGCATTGCGGTTGATACATTGCCTGTGCCAGTTGATAAAGTTACATTAGCAAGGGTTAGCCCATGCGCTGTTGTTGTGTTTTCAATGTGAGCGTTAGCCTCACGATAGTCACGTCCAATTGCCATGTGTCGAACTACTGCACCAGCGGAGTGAGCCTGTCCTGACGAACCATCTATACCACGAACAATTGTTAGTGTATTAGTGCTTACTGCACTGACATCTACAATTTCTTCAAGCGCTGTATCTGGGTCAATAACTACTGTAAATAGTTCTCCAGCAGTTATGGTTACACCACCCAACAAACCTGCGCCAGAAACAACTATGGCAGTTGTGGCTGATGATGTAATAGCCGCTGTCAGTGTTGTTTGCTGAGAGCGAGATGAGTATTTACGTGTTGTCATTTAGGTTCCTATCGGCGGGAGAAGTGAACTCTTGCAGGGTAATTCGTTTGCTGTGCCTTAGATTCTTCTTGAAGGCGCTGTATATATAAAGCATATAGTTGCTTAGTTGCTGTGCTAGAAGCACCATATGGACGTTTGCTATCTGTTTCATCAGCCTGAGGACTTGTCTGCGAAGCACGGGCTGGGTCAAGATATGTAAGCAAACGATATGAAGCACCAAGAATTACTACGTCACGAGTAGATTCTGGTAGACCAGTTGTTGTTGCGTAAACATCTGAGTTGTTTGTAAATGGTATTGGGTTTGTAGCGTAGATAATTTTTACTGAGCGACCAGCAATAGGGGCTTCACCCAAGGTAATTGTTTGAACTATATCTGTTCCAGTTGTATATCCAAATGCTTCTGGGTTAGCACTAGAATCAAAATCCCACCTACGTATTGGAATCCATTCTTTTGTTGGACCAATGCTCTGCCACGATACATAAAGAATATTGCTAATATCTAGATTAGCAAATGCATAGGTAGATACTGCTGCATTAAAAGTAAAGGTAGTTGATTTAACGGCATACATGTTTGCGCCTAATGCACGGATAGTGTCATTAATAGCACGTTTAACTACATATCTTGGAAAGGTTGGGCTAATTATTACTCGTGCATCAGCAGCGTGTGTGGCTGCAGTAGTGCCATAAAACCCACGACCATAAGGAGCAATTGTTGCCGTATTGGCTACACGGTCATAACTATCTACATACATCAACTCTTCATCAATTTCAATTACACCCTTGCCAAGGTTTTCGGTAGTTGGCAACGTAAGGACTAGTGGAGAAGCAGATGTAGATGTAGTAGTAGTAACAGATGAACCAAGATAGGTAGAGCGGTCTTGGGAAAAAGTATATCCAGATAGGTTAATTAAAACCTCATCAATCATATTGGCAAATGTAGTCATTAGGCGTTTATACTCCGTAACGCAGCAGGGGCTGCTAGTCCAGTAGTCGAAGCAAGTTCATTGCAGATACCATCAATATCTTTAAATTTATCTCTAGTCCGAGCAGCCTGGGCTTTAATATTAAGAGCACCTACAGTTGCAAGTCCAGTAGTGCCAGCCCAAGCATTGGCAGCGCCTTGTTCGTCTAAACCAGTTGTACCAGCAAGACGATTAAGTTCTGCTGTAAGACTACTACCTGCTTTACCTAGTGCCATTGATTACTTCTTTCTGTGATGTTTTGGTAAAATAAGATTTGATTGCTTTTCTACTCCGCCAAAAAATGCGTTGTAGTAATGCTCATCAAATGAAAATCTTTTAATGTGTGGAACTGTTGCTCCAGTATCGCACCAAACATCTACTCCTGCTTTACCACATAAAGCAAAGAAATAGATGTCTTCACCTATAAATGTTTTTTCAGTTCCTGCTTCTGCAAACAAAGCAACATTTGGAACTGCTTTAATAATTTTATCTACAATACTTCTATGCATTAAAACAAATCCCATGCCTGCTGCAGCAACCTGTATAAATTTGTCCTTAGGCAAAGGATGAATTGGCTTAATACCAATAGTTTCCCCAGACTCTACAAACTCAAATACTGTAGGTTCTGGAACCATTAGTGGTTCTTCTGGATTTTTAGTAGTAAAGTAAACACCAGTTACAATTGGGTGTTTGTCTTTATCCTTTTTATTCCAGAGTCTTAAAAACTTTTCTGGGCTAATAACTACATCTGAATCTACCCATAGTAGCCATTCGCTTTTATTCTGTTCATACCAATAACGGATAACATGCTCACGTTGTCTTGCTATCTGGTTGCCACCAGAACGGATAGTAGATTCAAACTTAACTCCTGATTCCAGAAGCACATTTGCTACTCCGTGCATAAACTTTCCGTCTACATTACCGTTATCGCACCAAGCCAGTGAAACTGTTTCTTGCATTGTCCCCACCCTATCTATTTCTTTTTTGCTCTAGCGTTATCTACTAAATTTGGATATGGTCTGCCAGCCTTTTTAGCCATTGCTTTTGCTTTGGCTTTTTGTGCTGGAGTTAATGGAGTAGATTTTTTCTTTGGATTCTTTTTATCCCAAAATTCTTTCTTCATTACCATTTAACCTTATCTGCCCAGTATGCTGCAGACATCTTGCCCTTGGCAATGTTCTTTGCATGACGGGCTTTAAATGAACGCTGACGTGCAGTTGGTTGTCTGTCGCCAGTAACACCTTGTTGACCAAAACGAATTGTCTTAACCTTGTCGCCCTCTTTAGCCACAACAACATGTGACTTCTTAGGATGATTAGGAGTGCGCTTTGGCTTATTAAAGCCTGATACACCTGCTCGCTTTAACCGTGGGTCCATTGTTACCCCTTAACTTTCTTTAGCCTAGGATTCTTTTTCTTAGCAGCAGGGGAAGCCTTGCGGGCAGCCGAAGCAAGAATCGCACTTGCATTCTCCTTGCTGATTCCCTGCTTCTTCGCAATTCCCGCAGCAACTTTCTTGAACCCTGGATGCTTCTGTTTCATTAGCGTTGGCGTCCTTTAACATATTTACCGTTCTTATCAATTTGGTCAGACGAAGTGCCCTTCTTCCCCTTAATGATTGCATTGATTGCTTCAACAACTTGGCGGTCTTGATTGTTGCCAGATGAAATAGCAGCACGCTTTGTTGCTGCTTCATTGGCTGGACCACGGTTTTGATAATCAAACTGTGCGCCGAGTGATGTGCCAATTGCAGTAGGAATATCTCTTGCTTCACGCAATGCGTTTCCTACATATCCACCAACTCTTTGGATTGGACTTTTACGGGTAGCCATATTACTTCTTCTTACCCATTTTCTTCATGCCCTTTTTCATTTCCATCATCTTCTCAGACTTGGATTCCATCTTTTCGCCTGCCTTGTAAGCAGCCTTCTTTGCAGCAGCCTTACCTTTTGCTGTGTATGGGAACTTCTTGTTTCCTACTTTTGGCATTATACTTGTCCTATCTCTTTCATAACCTCGGCTACTTTATTGTTTATTTTTTCTGCTTTAGGCATAGTTTCCGAGTTGTATGCTTTGCCTAAAACTTCTGATGCTTCATATGCTTGTTGAACATCTCTCATGGTAGTTCCTGCTGGACGCATACCTTGGTCTCTTGCATCTCTATAAGCCTGTAGTTCTGCATTCCATTTTTTATCTGGAATATCTCTTTTAGCATCTCCAGCATTTACCTGAAGACCCATTACTTTGCATCCAAAACAATCATCTAATGGTTCTGGATGTTCTTCCCAGTGATACGCCATCAATCCCCCTAGATTGCTGTAAAGTTTGCTTCTGTTACTCCAACTCCGCCTGCAATTAATGCAGCCTTAGTTGCTTCATTTACTGTGTGGTTATACCCACCACGATAAAACTCATCATAATCATCAAGAGAACTATCAATTGGATAGCGAACTTGTGTGTATGTTCCACCGCTTTTAGCAATGGAAATTCCTCTGTTGTCTTTGTAGAAATAATGTAAGCGGTGTCTACCAATTGGTCCTTCTCGGACTATTGGTGTTGTGAATATGTAATCTGCCATTGTTCTCCCTTAATGAACTTACTGATGAGGCTAGGTTTCCCTAGCCCCACCCGTCAATCAACTAAGCGATTGATGAACCTGATTCGATTCGATATAGAGCCTCTTCACGGTAGCGTGCAAAGCCAAGAACGCCATACCAACCCATTGGGCGATGACGCATCAACTTGTCAACTACTGGTCCGATTACTACATGTGGCTCTTCAGCAACTGCCTCAGCCAATGCTTGCTGTCCAGCAATAATTGTGCGGTAGTTACGTGCTGAAGAAGCACCATCGGTTGCATTGTAAAGACGTGCAGACTCTACGAAGTATGCACCTTCGTATGTTCCGATTTCTCCTGCCCAGATGCGGTCTTGTGCAGAACCGTATTGGTTAGGAAGAAGCCATCCTGCAGAGCCTGTCTCAGCACGAAGGTCGTGTGAAACTTCTGGGTGGATACCAGCCCAGTATAGGCTTCCCTTGCGAGCAATAGACTTGTTAGCACGCAACTTAGCAACAGCCTTGCGGATGTTTGCTGAAGATAGTGTTGCTGCTGCAGTAATTGTCGCAGTAGATGTTGCTGTTGAACCTGAGTAAATTACGTTGGTTCCTTGACGAAGTGTATTCATTGCAACCTGGTCGATAGAATCTGCAAGGTTGAACGCAATGATGTTTGCAATTGCAGGGTCTACATCGGCAAGTGAGAACAACTCAAGTGCACGAGTTACCAACACTGAGTTACCATACTCGTTAAGAGTAATAGTTACTGAGGTTGGTGTAGACATTGCTACTGCATCTGGGTCAGCATCTTCTGTGAGTGCTGAAGTTGCTGCTGAAAGGTCAACATAACGTTGTAGAACAACTGTTGAACCTGGGATTGATTGTTTTGCGGGACGCTTATCTGCGACAGAACGAATTAGGGGTTCTGAGCGGAGAGCGAACTCAAGAAGACGGTCATACGCCTTCTGGACTAGACCTGCTGCACCAGCGGTTCCTCCAAGAGAGGAAGACCCTGTAGATACGTAGGAGTTAGCCATTTTTTCACCTCCAAGTGAATTAGGAAACTATGATTAGTTTTGTGAGTTCAGGAAAGCAATCAACTCTTCCGCACTCTGTGCGTTATCAAGTCTTGCATTTAAATCCTGTGCTCGTTCAGGGGTCATAGCATTCTGAGTAATTACGTCTTGTTGACGTAGCGCCGCAAGGTCAATGTTTGTTTGCTCTTTATTCTGACCATTGTCAGATACTTGCAAGCCAAACAAGTCTGCGTTATCATCGAGCCAATTATTAACTGACTCCTCGTTAACGTCATCCAAATCCTTGAGGATTAGTCTTACTGCTTTTGCGTTGACGCCCTTCTTTTCTAGGACTTCTTTGACGGTTCTCTCACGCTGCATCTTGGATAAACCATCAAGTTGCTCTGTAAGTTCTTTGATACGTTTCTCATCTGCACGCTTGGCTTTACGTAACTTCTTTAACAAGTCACCGCCATCGTTTGAATAAGTGTCTGTATCATCGATGTCGTCATCTTCATCGTCCCAGTTTATGTTGTTGCTCATAGCAACCACCCTTTCTATTCGTTGATTAGTCGCAAGCCACAGTTCTATTCGGGGAAATAGGCTGGCTCTTGCTCCCAGACTTATACGCTGCGTGGGGCTGGTAGGTCCACGTCAGGAATTTTTAGTATTGTCCTGCTGATGATGTTCTGTTTAAATAACCAGATGCATAGGCACCCTTAGATGCGCCAGATGCAGCAAGGAATCTATTTTGCTCACGGGCTGCTAAGTCTGCCAACTTACGTTGTTCAGAGGCTAAGCCCTTTAGATAGGCTCCTTCTGCTTCTGCCTGTGTATAAGCATCACCTTCAAGTTCGCCAAGTTTCATAGCGGTTGGTAGAGCAGAGGCAACCTTTGCATAACCTGTATTTGCTGCTGCTTCAGTTACTCCAAGTGCTGCTAACTCTTCGGCGCTAAGAACATTAGTAACAAGTCCTTGACGTGCTGCAGCAGAACCAATCTGTGCTGCTTGAACCTTAGTCGTCAATCTTGTTTCTGTTTCCTTAGGGTCTAGGAAGTATGAAACTATATCTTTATCAGTAATTGAAGGATAGTATGTTTGAAAAGTTTTAAGAATATCTGGACGATTATTAACCTCTTCAACCGCCATTTGAATTCTTCTTTTTACTTCAGTAGGAGCAACAGTTCCGCCAATAAATGTAGCAAGTTTTGCCTGCTTGGCTTCTCTTGTAGAACCAAGAACCTGGCTAACACCATAGGCAGCAAAGGCTTCTGTCATTTGATTTTCTAGTTGCAAATAAACATCTTCACTGTAAACATTTTGACCTGCAGCACGGCGCATTTCATTACCAGCAAAACGCTTGAGGTATTCAGGAGTAGCACGAAGTTTTAAAGTAACCTCGGCTGATGGTGTTCCAGTAAGGATTAAGTCCTTAACTGTTTTAGCCAATTCACCTAGACCATACTTATTAAATTCTGACTCAAGAATTGCATACGCAGATTGTCTTTCTGCAGTAACTCTATCTTTTTCAGCCTGTGCCTGCAAGTCTGCAGCGTAACGAATACTATCAGTTCCGCTATTTAAAGCAGTAGGTGAAATTATATTTCCACTTGCATCTGTCATTAGTGGAACATTTTGTTTATTTGCTGCATTGCTTGCTTGAACAGCAGCATTATAATCAGCAGCAGCCTTTTTTGGGTCTGCACCCGAAGCAATAGCATTATCGTAAATTAATCTTGCAGTTGCTGCATTAACAGCACCACCTATTGCTGCACCAGTTTTACCTTCTGCTCTGGCTTGAGCAATGGTTGCAGCATATTGAGCATCAGATAAATTAGTTTTTGCGCTCCAAGAATCACCATAATAACCAGCAGCATTAACTCCACCACGAGATGCAAGATACTGTTCTGCCGTTTGTCCTGGAGCAGCATTCATTGCAGCAACACGTAAAGTTTCTGCACTTGGTTTAACTGGAGTAAACGCTGGGTCTACTGTACTACCAAATCTACCTATGCCTGCTAGTTTGTCTGCCATTAGCCTTGTAGCCCCATATCTCTTAGAACTCTTAAGGTTGAATTACCAACGACTTCACGTGCATCGTCT